TAGTCCATGGGGAATTTATATCCGGGAGCTGGATTGTGTGTGCCAGGGGTTTGTGAGCCGGCATTTTGCAGAGGAGTATGCGGCGAACGGGGTCGAATGTTAAAAAGCTGAAATCATGGAAAACGAATCTACTAGTCCAGTTACGGAACCTCCGAAAGAGCATCATTTCGAGGTTATTTACGAATCTGCCGACGGCGCGATTGGGAAAAAACTTGTCCTTGCAAAGTACCAGCGAGAAGCGGTTGCCGCGTGCATTTCCGAAGGGATCAAAGTTATTTCAATCTTCGAGACCAACTTTTGATGGCTAAGATTGTGAATATTTATCCGCCGGCTAGCGCTAGGGCCGGCGATGCTGCAGGCGCTCGACTCGATGCATCGAAGCCTGGTCATAGCGTCACGCCGGGCGCGATTCGTGGCCTTGGGGATTTGGTCGAATGGATTGCGAAGCCGATCGCAAAGAGATTGAAGCTGAAGTGTCTGGACGAAAAGGCCCAGCTCAAGCCGGAGAGCCCTTGCGCGAAACGGAAGGCGAAACTGAACAAGGCGTTTCCGATTTAGGCTGGTCGGCTGCCTCGACTGCCACGCGCATCTTTGCAAACCATTCATTCGCCGCGCCTGGCGTTGCCAGCTGTGGCCGGCGAATCATTCGGCAGCTTATGCAGCGAAGGCCTCGAGCACGGAGGAGATGTTTAAGCGCCAGCTTTAGGCGTTGGATGGCTGGAGCTGCTCCTGGCCTTTCGATTGCGCGAAGTATCAGCTCGAAGACTTCCGGCTCGCCTCTGTGCCCCATGCAAATGGACCGGCGTCAATAAGACAAACCTTGCGCTAGGTCATCAGTATTGGCTAATTCGTTGCTGGGTCACTTGTAGTGGGGTAATTGAAAAGGTGAGAGGCGGATGTGTGGACAGCCGCCTTTTTTGTTTCCCTTGAGGAGCGGACCGGCGCGTTGACCTTGCGCAGGTTTTGATGACGAGAATTCTGCTCCGTGTTTTCCTGGCCGCGTTACTGGGAACTGCCGCCGTCGCGCGCGCGCAAACTCCGATCACCAATGCGGTGGTTTTTAACCTTACGGATTTTACGACGGTACCGCAGGGCGCCCGGAAGTTTCTGCTTTATACGCCAGGGACTTTCACTAACGGGGCTGGGGTTATAATCACACGAGACAGGATAGTGACGGAGACCGGCACTAATGGATCGGTGACTGTGAGCAACGTGTACGGGGGGGATTACCGATCGGAGCTATCGGGGACCTTCGCCTCGACTACCAACTGGTACCATTTCCCCCAAACCAATGGGGTCCTGAACGCAAGCGACTGGGTTACGGCGCCCACAAATAGTCCGAGCGGCGCTCGGGCCTGGACGACTACGGAATCGGACGGGAGATATCTCAAGAAGTCTGATGTGCCGAACGCTCTGACGAATGGATGGACCGACGCTTACCTTTCAAACTCTCTCACGATCCATGGACCGCTAAACACGGCAACCTTAAATTTGGTTGGCGATACGCTTGCCGGCCAGAACATTTCGCTTCAGTCATCGCCGGCAGGCCTCGCCATTACCGCGCCGACTACTTTCGTCGGAGATCTCCAGGGGAAGAACGGATTGTTCTCTCAAACGGTTTCATCGACCAATTTCGCCGGCAACCTGGCGGGCGCGACAAATCTCGCCGGGACGAATGTGGATATCGTTTGGGGAGCGGCGGCCACGACCAATGGTCACCAGGTGACGTTCGTCGGCGGATCATCGACCGCGAGCACGAACATCACCTTTCAGCTTTTCCATGACGGCACGCTCCTATCTCCCACGGGCAAGGTGAGCACGGCCGGGAGCACGACTGCAGGGCTGCAGGAGGCCCTGAATGCATTCACGGCCGGGACGACGGTCGGACCGACTGCAGCGGGTTTGGAAATCAAGCTGGGCGCCGGCTATTACTATTATACCAACGAGCTCCTGTTCTCTAACAACTTCACGACGGGGATCAAGATCACTGGCAATACGGAGCTGGATACCAAATTGGTATACGCCGGAGCTAAGAAAGGGATTTCATGCATCACGATCGCCGGCGGACATCACTCGGGAGGCACGCTAGACCTGCCGATGCATGTCGTTTTGAGGGACCTGGGATTCTCATCGATTACAAACGCCACCAACATCCTGGTGACGGTGACCAATTACAGCCATGCGGAAATAAGCGCCTGCAACTTCGAAGGCTGGGCGGCGATGACAAATGGAGATTGGGGCAGCGCGATGAGCCTGAATGCCGCTACACCTCGATGCGACCTGGTCGGGCTGGCGATCGGCAACGTGGCAGAGCATGGGACTTTTTTGCATGACCTTTATTTTGCTGGGCTCGCGGATGGCGTTTACCTGACATGCGACCATGCGTATGTAAATGGCATCAAGTTCGCGAACATCGGGATCGATGAGAATCTGAACCATGTCACCGGCTGGGCGAGCAACAGCATCTATTCTATTGGAGCTGGTCTGCTCCGCAGACCGGGGCTCAATTCCACTTATCACGATGCCCATTTCTACGGCACCTGGCTCGGAGCGGCCATACTGAACGCCGGCGGCGGGGGCGATGACCAATACTTCGATCGTGTTCTGAGCGAGGGTAATTTCGATATCGCCGCGCAGTTTCCAAGCTCTATTCAGTTCCTTTTGAATGCCGCCAACTGGGACGCGAGTGTTGTTAGGATCACAAACTATGTGAGTGGTCCAAATGCCGGAAACTATGATCTTGTCACCACCCCGACACCGGCTCTGATCGTTCGCCACGGGACCTACGTCACCAATGGATTTTCGACGACTCCGGTCCTCCACACCGCGGACAATGGAACTCGATACTGGGGAAAAGTGAACGTTGGGACCGAGATTACCGGGAAGATGCTGACGGCAAATCTGTCATACGACAATACGCTTTTCCCAGGAGGTACCAGAACCTTCCCGGTAGTTGATGGAAGCGTGGGGGACATCGACGCCAGCGGATTAAGCGACGATAGAGCCGGCGGCGTGAATGTCCAGGGAACCGCGCATGCCAATGCGCTGGTCATAACAAACAAAACTCAGCTCGCGACAGGCAATCGGATCATCGTGATGACGAATGATGTCGGGGGAACGAACTGGCTTTGGAATATGAACCTCGGGTCCGGCGCCGGCGGAGGCAGTTGGCAAATGAACTTCGGGACGTCGCTTGGGATTGGTGACTATGGGAATATTTTTATCAACACGGTCCATGGTGGGCCCACGCCGGCTACGGCAAATGTGGAGTTTCAATTTGCGAGCGCCGGCAATTTCGCATTCGGGCCCGGGTTTGGTCGGGGAGGAGCGGGGCATATCCAGTTCGGCATCGGAACGGGGTCCTTTTGGAGTTATTACCAAAATGCCGTCACGATTTCGGCGGCGACGCCTTACGGAAACTCCGGCGCTGAGACGTTCAAGACCAGCGGCCTGGTCGGAGGCGCGCAAGTTGATTTGTTTCCGGGGATGCTCGGACGCTTCACCGATACCAATACGCCGAGCGGGGTTTATGAGCTCGATATTTTCCCGGACCTTGGCGCGGCCGCCAGCGACACCTGGGTGCCTTCGACTCTCATTAACGGGATACAGGTCTATGGAGGGAACAAGTACGGGGTGAGGCTGAATGGAGGATTGATTCATTCCAAAACGAGCGCTTCGGCCGGGAGCAGCTATGCGCTGAACTTTTCCTCAAGCTACTACGTGGATATCAGCGCGAGTGCGACGGCCGTCGCGTTAAGCACGACCGGGATTTCTCCAGGAGCAACGAATGCCGAGCGAAGGGTGTTTTACATCCGCGCGGGGGCGAGCTCGCCAACGCTTACTTATCCGACGGGCTGGAACACGAATGGACCGGCGCTGCCGTCTTCCGTGCCGGCGGCCAATATGCTACGGCTGGAGCTCGAGGCCCTCGGCGGACCTGGAGAGACCAATGTGAGCGTGATCTCAGCGCAAGTGCTCGTGGACCATACGTTCGTTTGGGACCAGAACGCTTTGGACTTCCTCGGGGCGGCCGGCATAACGGTCTCTGGCCAGAGCAACGCGGTTAACCAGCTATGCGTAAATGCGAAGGCTAACGGTTGGTGGTCTCTGTGCGATGTTATTTATCCGTTCGTCGGCGGTACCGCCACGACCCACAAATACAATCTTAAGAATCCGGCGGCGTTTCAAATTACCTGGAACGGCACGCCGACTCAGGATGCCAACGGCGTGACTGGAAACGGCTCGAGCATGTATGGGCTAACCGGTTACACGCCCTCCTCGAGCGGGGTGCAATATGTCCAAAATTCGGCGCATATGTTTGTTTACTCGGGGACTACGACGCCGACTGATGCCGGGATTATGATGGGTAGCTATCTATGGTCCGGAGGAACGGCCGCGCGGGGATACTTGCGGCGGAATGGAACCTTCCTGGACGCCGGCGGCCTCAATTCCGACACGATAACCTCGATGGTGAACGCCTCCTCTGATTTCAGAGGGCCGCTCATCGTCATCAGGACAAGCAGCACGGCCGTAGCGGCGGGGGCCAGGTCGGTCTATGGGACTTCCTCGATCGCGAGCACGGCCAGCGAAGGGGCTCAAGTGGCGTTGATGTGCCGATATGACCAGGGCGGAACGGCGGACAATTTTAGCACTGTGAATTTGAGGGGCGCGTCGATCGGGGCTGGCATGTCTCAAGCGCAGTGGGATTTGATGCGCGCGGACTGGGATACTTACGAGGCGGCGTTGAGCAGGAAGGTGCCTTAAGAATGAAAGCCCTTTGTCTCATCGCGGTTCTGGCGATGGCGGCCGTTCCGGCGGTCGCCCAGATCGACCAGGTCCCTTATGTCCTGACATTGGCCTGGACCGGATCGTCCAGCAATGACGTGGTGGGCGTCGAAATTTATTCAGGGGGAGAGAGCAGGGTCTATACGAACAAGGTCCGGCTGGGAGTGGTGACGAATGCGACCGTAGCCGGCTGGAATCACGCGAATTATTATGCCGTGGTCGCGATCGGCACGAATGAAGTGGAGAGCCCTTTCTCGAATGAAGCGGTTTGGCGGCCGCCTAACCAGCAGACAAATCGGATGGTCACGATCTCGGTCCAGACCAATTCAACTTTGGCTGGCAAATTCGTTGACGACGCGCGGTTCCGGAGCGTCACGCTGACAAATCCCATTGGCCTTTCGGTGTTTTTCAAAACGAGTATTTCGCAAACAAATTTTTGAGCGGTCCGAGCCGGACTGGCCATCGTGTTGACGGCTTGGGTTCGGTGGAATGAATGAGCGCCTGAGCGACACGTTGAAAGTTATTGTGCCGAATGGAGCTGTGGTGGCGTCTGTGAATTTGCTGGAGCTAAAGGGGTTCGCTGAACTTGGCTTGATGGCGCTAAGCGCCGCTTACACGATTTGGAGATGGAGGCGCGACGCTAAACGCAAGAGGCCGTCAGCGGACGACGATTTATGAAGCTGGATTGGTCGCATTGGATCTATGGACTGGCAGCCGCGGTTATCGGGGGAGGGTCCGGAGCAGTGACCGCGGGCCTGGCCTCGATGCTTCTGGACCCGGCCAAGTTCAACGTCACGAGCTGGAGCGGTGTGGCCAGGGTCGTTTCCATGTCAGGGGCTTGCTTCGTCATCAATGGACTGATGGCGATGTTTTACTTTTTGAAGCAATCGCCGGTACCGCGTGAGGAGTTGACAGCCGGCTCTCAGTTGAACGCAACGAACTCAGTTAATACTCAAAATGAAAAATAAGAATTGGATGATAAACGGGATCCTGGCCTGTCTGTGCCTTTGCCTGATGCTTACGCCGGCGTGCACGTCGGTCACGAGCACAAACTCCACGGGCGGCACGGTAACGAACAAGGTTCCGAATGTGGCGCTGATGGTGAGCCTGGCTAAAAGCGCCGGCTATCTGGGGACGTCCGTTTATCTGAATGGCCTGGGAGATGGCAAGCAAGTGCCAGCTCATCCGCAGGCGAGGCCTCAATTCGAGACGGCGAGGACCTCGCTGCGTGCTTTGATTGCGGCCGGGACGTTCAGCGCGTCGGATTTAACGGCCGCACTGCAGGCGCTACCGATTAAGGAACTGCAGGGAGATGAGGGCACGTTGATCGTGGGAGAGGCTGTCATACTGTGGGACTCCTATGGGGTGCAGCTCGCGGACCTGGATAAGGCCAAGGTTTTTGCCACTTACATTTTGCCGGTCGCACAGGCGCTGCTCGATGGCCTGGATATGGCGCTTGGCCCGCCGGTTCAATAAATACGGTCCGGACCTGCCGATTTTATGGGCCAGGGAATTATCGCGCTTCTGTCGAACCTGTTCGGCATGGCCAAGAGCGCTTTTGGGTTTCAATCCAAAAAACTGGATTTGAGGAACACGAGCGCCATGCAGACGGCGGCGGCCGCGCAATCAGAGCGGAATGAGGTTGGCCGGTCGGAAAAGGCTGTTGCTGCCAGGAATGTGGATGAGGTCCGAAACGAAATCTCGGAGTAAGCCATGGGCCATAGCAGGCGACGACTGGGAAGACCCATCGCGCGACCGGACGGGCGTTTTGATTCCCCTTACCATCGCGGCGCTAGCTTTTGGGCTGGCCTTCGTGCTGATGCTCGCCGGATGCGCTCCTACCGTCATTCCCCTGCAGGTTCGGGACCATGGGGCCAGTTACGACGGGAATGAGCGCAATAGCGGCTTCCTGGGCTTCGCGGCGGACGGGACTGGGATTATCACTCCCCGGGCCAGGGCTCGCTATAACGAGCTTGTGGCGAGATATGGGGGTCTTTTCAGGCCGGCGCTGTCGGCCGATGAGGGAATCACGCCGACGGCTACCAATACTTTCCTAATCGATGGGGAACATCTGGTGGATTTTGCCACGATGAACCGGTGGCGGAAGGAGACCAAATGATGAACATACGCACGGCCGTGAAGCTGTCGGAGCTGCTCGCTATCCGGAACGCCAAGGAATTGGAATATCTACAGGCCGAGGCCGATGTCCTGGCCTACCTCGCGGCGAAAGCCGTTGTTGTCCGCGACGCGCAGCCGAAGCTCGAGGGATCCGAGGCAAGGATGCAGGCAGCTCATCTTCCGCCCAGGGCGAAGGCGTTCATCGAGGGATTGCAGCACTTGCATGACTGAGGCGGGCAGGACTGGGGAATCCTGCCGCCTTTTGGCTTATTCGATATAAGGAGGATCGGCGTAGGGAGGGGCATTGCTTACCCAGGCCGTTTTGAAGAACCGATAGGCGTAGCTACCAAACGGAATTGATACGCTGGCGGCCCCATTGGAGTCGGTGAATACATTTGTCACGGTCGACCAGCTTGTCAGGTTGGTCGATCCATGAACATTCATCGCCATTCGTGCACCGGTGTCATAACGCAGAGAGATGGTTGTATCAGAATGACCTGGCCACGGCTGAGGCAGCATTTGAATCTCGTAATCGTCGCCCGGTCCACTCCATTGCACCATCGTGACAGATAGCGTCCCATTGTCGTCGGCCATGCAATACCAGCCGCCGCTCACAAACCCAGCTCCCAACAGGAGATTATTGGTGGCATAAAAGAAGGTCGAATCCGCATGCTCGCCGGTGTAGACGATTTGCAACACCGTGAACTGAGAGTCCTTGGAGCATACGTCGGGGATCCTGGCCGCTACCACAAACTCTGCGCCGTTTTGAAGGCTTACCTGCTGAATGCCTGGTCCGCCATAATGCTTATAGACGGCCGTTCCGCCAACGGGATCGTTTGTGCTGCATGCCACGGCCCACGACTGAGGATATAAACCGTTCGTGTTAAAGTGGTCTGGATCGTTTCGGGCCGGGCATCGATCGAGGCATTGTATGGTGAGATCATACCAGAGCATATCAGGCCAATCGCCGCCACCGCTTGGGCGTTTCCAAAAACGTTCCTCGCGCCACTCGTTTAGTTGCTGCTGAAACAGTGTGCTATTGGTTCGATTCGCATTGATCGATGAGGGCAGCATTTCAGGGAATTTGCCGCGCGGTTGAAAGGGTGCGTTGTTTGTCCTGAGCGCAGCCGGATTAAGGTTGGTCGAGATCCCAGGGAACTGCGACTCGAGGAATGGAATGAACTTCCCGATCGGGTTAGTGAAGTTCGGATTTGTCCAGGTTCGCTGCGGGACGATAACGGTCGCTCTTTCTTGCTGTGGCGCCGCCCTGGACACCGGCAAGGCAATCTGCATCGTTCGGGCAGTGTTGCCTTCGAGCGAGAGCAGGTCATCAATCCAAAAGGTGATTCCGCCATCTGCATTGGTCTCGGTAGCATAGTCATAGCCAGGCTTGGTGTTGCAGGGGAGTGGAGTTCCAAGAGGGTCCGACAATAATCGGAACTGGAAAGGCTGATGCAGCTCCTGGCCGCCGGCGGCGATCGCTGCCGTGGCTACGATTGAACAGATTAGTTTTTTCATGGGATTTCCTTCTTCTTTATATCACCCGACGCCCTGCTTCGCCGAGGCTATTGTTTTGGTTTTCGTCCAGAGCAGGCTGGAAATCGGTTCCGTTGGTGACAATTGGTGACAAAAAAGTTGCGCTGGGATGCGCTTTCTTGCGCTGACAGGAGTTTTCGATGGATGGGAGAGATATCGAGATCGTGCAATAATGCCAATGGTTTGAGGGGATTTTGGATTGGACGCGTCGCAGGATACAAACCTGCGACGCATGCCGTCGTACCAGCGGTTTTATGATGCGGGTTCCCATTGGTGACACTTTGGTGACAACTTTTAGGGTCTCGGAAAGCATCTTACTTTCAAATCCTCCGGCCATTCCTCAGGGTCTCCCCTCTTCCAGGATGATCGTTCTAAGGTTTATCGGGCCCAATAGCGGCTCGAGACTGAGGAAACGGACAATGGCGGGGATCTTAAGAAGGTGAGGAACGCGTTCATTAGCCCTTTGCTGATCTTCGCAAGACGCTCCGATCCAGACGTTGTCCGGAGGAGCTAACTCTGATTCCCAGCCGGCGAGCCAAAGCCGGAAGCTTCGTCCAGAATTTGGGCCAGTGTGGACTTCGTGCATATAGACCTCGCCGATATGCTCAAAGAAGTTTTCCGGCCTTTTGGTGAGCAATAACCAGTCAAGATTCGGGGTTTCATAAATCAGTTTCAGGAAATTTGACCTTACCTCGATCGGATCCAGAGGTTTCCCATCCTGGTCGATAATGCCGCCCGGCATCTTATCGAGCCAATCGATCATCGATGGAAACCATCGGCCTCTCGTGCCTTCCTTCGCATGGTTCGCGTTAATTCGGCGCGCGTCATTCCAGAAGCCTTTGCTCAAAACCCTCGTCGCCTTGTCACCCCATACCGGGCGAGTTTCCCAATCCGAGAATTCGGCTCTTTTGTAAGCGGTGCGGAAAATGCGCTCGAGCCTGGTGAGCGCCAGCGCCATCGCGTAACAAAATGTGCAGCCGGGCGAAACGCACGAGCAGCCTAGATATGGGCCTCCCGTATGATCGGTCCATTGGATTCCAGTTGTTTCGCTCATAATGTTAGGCAGGTCGGGTCCATGCAAAAAGGGGCAGCAGGTCCGCACGGTCGGGCATCAGGGAGAACCAGCGCTCGGCAGTGCGTTTCATTTGGGTGTCGATGCGTTTGTAGTTTTTCCGGATGATGGCCGGGCTGTTCCCGGCTTGATCCGCGACGAATTCGATGTTGCGGGTGAGCGCTGTGCGGTAGGAGATGAAACTTTTTCTGAGGGCATTCTTTTTTGGGCCCCTGATTTGGGCTTTGGTCCGTAGCCGGCATAATGAGTTGCTGCTGTTCTCGAGGGGACAGATTCTTCCGTTGGCTCGAGCATAGGGTTTCAGCCAGGCGATGAGGTTATCAGGCATGTCCACTACGCGATCGTTTCCGGTTTTGGATTCGTGCTTGCCGATGAAAATGCTTTTGCTTTCCCAATCGATGTTGGACCAGTCCAGGTGCGCGGCCTTTTCTTCATTCATCTCCCCGTGGCGTACGCCGGCAAATGCGGTTATGCAAATGAGAGGCACGAGCTTCCTCCCGGCTTCGTAGCTTTCCGCATAGTTCAAAAGTCTAAGGAGTTCCTCGGGGGAATAGAGATTTACCGCCACAGGTGGCGGATTGGGATCGGAGACCTCGGATAAGATGTTCCAATCTTTGCGAAGGTAGCCTCGCGATTTTGAGAATGTGAACAGGGCCGCGATGGCTTTCAGATAGTTGCGCCTGGTCCGGAGATTAACTGTCCGGGCCGGACCGGCGCTAAGGGAATCCAGCCAGTCATCGATGTCCCGGGCCCGGAGCTCGCTCATCGTGCCGGCGAACTTTGCGGCGAAGCGCTCGAGCATTTTCTTGAGGATGCGAGTCCATTTGCCGCCCATCTGTCTCCTGGCGAAAAATTCATCGATGGTCTTCGGGATTGTTGCCTGGAGGACACCGGCCGGGTTTTGGGCGACATAGAATCGGGCTGCTTCTAAAGGGGTAACGCCGGCGGGAAGAATTTGCACAGATTCTGTATAAATTCCGACGGCGATTTCGAGAGGAGGATCGCCGATTGCGTGGAGAAGCTCGCGGGAGCGGCGGAAGGAAGCGCGGTCGGATTCGGTAAATTGGCTTTGGGCGATTTGCCCATCGAGAAGGTCGACGGCAATTTGCCTGGCGCGGCGCCGGGCGGACTCGATGGTCGCCCGCTTTTCGCGTTTGCGGCCGGTTCCATCGCTCCAGATGATTGTGTGGCTGCGATAATCCTTCCGGCGTTTCTTATCGCGCCACTTGGTTTTATAGATTCGGACGGTGACCGATCCCTGCTTAATTTCGATGGGCTTTGCGCGTCGCCTGGTTTGCTCGGCTTCGTCGACATGGATTTGGCCGGAGCGATCGGCAGTAATAGAGAGTCTGAGTTCCGCGGTGTTCATTGGACGGGGACTGTTTTACGTGCTCAGTCGCTCTTTCGCACGTGGAGAATCTCGAGGGATCAATCCGGTTTGGCGGCAGGCACGGCATCCCTTTGTGCGAGTGAAGAGGCGCCAAAGGCTATATAGCACTCCAGGAAGAAATCCGAAGAACAAGAGAATCAGCCCTATTAGACCGTTCAATGCGTCGGAATGCACAAGGGTTGCACAATATACGGAATATATTGCGCAAGGGAGGATTCCGAATGCCCAGAGGATAATTTCAAGGCCGAGGCTGCCTTTAGTGATCGACTTGGGCCGAGCGACGGTTCCGCAATGAGGACAATATTGCGCGCGGGTATCGACTCTGGGGGTCCTAACCGGCGGGGCCGGAGTACAGGGAACGAAAAGCTTGGTTTCTACTCCACAAGAAGGACAGGGAACCACGACGCCTTCGTTGGCCAGTTCGAATTCCAGCTTAGCGTTGCAGTGATTACATGGGCACATGGCGGAAGGGGCGTCTTCTTGTCTCATATTTTCGAGGTGTGTTGATGTCCTCTCATGGGGCAGGAGGTTTAAAGCCAGGGAGATAGATTATCCGGCATTCTTCTTCTTTGGTTTGGGCTCTTCGACGAGGGCGGTTTCTTCGCGATGCGGTGGGTAACTGGATATATTTTTTTCGACGACGACATGCGTTACATCGAACTTGATCGGCATGGCGAGCTGATAGTCATTTTTCTCAATGGCTTCGACCGCCGCCTCGACAGCAGCCTGAGCCAGTGCGTGCTTTTTCATTTTGAGCCGGTCCGCACACTCCTGGACCCTATTGTCTAATTCTTTGGAGATTCGCAGTGAGAGGCGGGTCATTTTGTAATCGCTCATGGAAACGGGATATCATGAATAATAGTAGAACGCAATCTTTTTTGTTGACAAAGTAGTGAATTTCACTATTATTCACTCATGAGCAAGAAATCTAAGGGCGGAGTTGTTGATTCCGCGAATGAGCCGCTAATCCCTTTCCAGGTGAAAACCCGGGAGGAGGTCCGCGAGAAAATGAAGGTGATAGCATCCAAGAACGGTTTGTCTTTGAACGATGTGGCCTCGATGTGCCTAGCTGCTGGCATGCCGATGGTTGAACGGAAGCTTTCGGAAATTCATCATCCAGAACCGGAGAAGCAAGCCGCTTAGAGCACGACGGAGGAAAGGAAATCCAATGAACACACAAAAAGGTAATGGCGCGATCGCGCGCACGCGCGGAGAAATCCCAACGCAGCGCCCCATGACGGCGAAACAATTAGAGAAGTTTTTCCGCCGCGCTTGTGAATTCCGAAATGCGGCAGAGCTCGCTGCAAAGTGCGAGCCTTCATTTCGCGCAATATCGGAAGCCATGCGTGACCTTCCAATGAAGGTTTTGGCACTTAAGGATCAACGCGAAAATGACGAGGCCGAGCGCAAAGATAAAGGGCAAGTGCTCTGGACGCTATATCATCCAATGCCTTTGCCACGATCGATTTTCGATGATCAAAAGGTGGTTACGCGAACCCCGAACCGGATGATCAAGGGCAGGGATTCTTATTTGAACAAACCGAGGACTTATTTTTGCAATCCGGAGGATTCATTGTCGGATCTCAAGCGTGAATGGCAAGCAACTGACGTCGCGGCGGTGATCGCCAGAAGCGAGGAAGCTGAGCGGCAATGGAAACGCCGGCTTGAAAAGGAGGCGGCTGCCGCATGAATACAATCCCCGTTCCAAGCCCTTGGCTTGTCGGAAAGCTCAACTCCTATCCGGAAATTTGCGATTCCGAAAACCGAATCCAGAAAATAAAATCCTCCACAGATATCGTTTGGCTTAGCCGCGTCCTTGCCTACAGAGACAACCAGGTCTCCGTCAGGAGGGCCGCTGAGCGCCGGCTACGAAAACTTACGAAGGTATGAAGGCGATCACCTTGCTTCAACCGTGGGCCTCTCTGATGGCGTTGGACAAGAAACGATTCGAGACCAGATCCTGGCCGACTACCATCCGGGGGATGGTGGCAATTCATTCATCCAAATCTTTCAATAAGGACTGTCGCGGCATCTGTTCAGATCATCCATTCAACCATTATGTGTCGGATTGGTCGAAGCTCCCAACTTCCTGCATCGTGTCCGTCGGCGAGCTGGTAAAGTGCATCGGAACTGAGTCCCTGAGGCTATTTGATGATTTAAGTCCAGAGGAGCTGGCATTCGGAGATTATCATCCTGGAAGATTTGTCCACGTTTACAAAAATCTCCGGGCGCTCGCAGTGCCGATTCACTGCAAGGGTCATTTGGGCTATTGGCAACTTCCAGCGCACTTGGAGGCGGAAGTAATGAGGCAGCTATCGGAAATCTCAAAGGAGCAAGCTGCATGAGCGAGGCGGTTCAGCGACTTCAGGAAGATCCTTTTGGGCTTCGTCGACAGATTCTCGGCAAGATCGAACGATTAGCATGGCCAATTTTCCCCAAGCGAAAAGACAAGATTATCGCAATCTTTGCGCGTATCGCCAGTGGCTCGGTGCATCATGAACACGGCCGGGCTCTAACCGCTTTCGCGATTGCCTTGTGCTACGCGGACCCGGAGGAGTTCGAGCTGTATAAGCCACTGGCCGATTATCTAATCGAAAAATTTAATTTGGCTGCCGCTAGCGCGCCGAAACCCGAGACGCAAAACGAGCCCAAAAGGGCATCGGAACTTCAGGAGGAATATTTTCGCGCGCGTCGTGCCCAGGATTTGGCTTTTGTTGAATGGAAGTCGCGAGAGCATGCAGCGACCGAGGCGAGACGGCGATTCGCCGAGGCGGAAGAGAAGATGAGAAACGGCTGAAACCTATGGAGTCCCATTTTAATTTCGCGGCTCATAGGCCGCGCAACAGAAAAACCAAATGCCCGGGAATCCCGGGAGAAAGGAAACCCGATCAGGTAGCCACCCAGCGGAGCAGTGCTCCGACAGTTAACCGATTCTGCCGGGACCGCTTTGACCAGAAGAAGCGGCCCCGGCTTCCGGAAGTCGTATGAGCGTGACGAGAAAAATATTCCGGCGAGCGACAGGCGCAGGCCATCCAAAGCATCAATGCCGGGCTATCTCCTCTGAATAAGACCAACGATGCATTGCGCGAACTGTTGCAGGACATTCAGAAACAAATTGAGATCATCATCAGAACCGATGAGTCGAAAGATTTGGTCGCTCTTCGGGAAAGGATTCAATCGCTCCTCAGGCACATCAATGAGATGGAGGTCGGAGCATTTACGATCAGGGTGCGAAACGTTATGGACGAAGCTTGGCGAAAATTGCCGTGAACTCAGCGCCTAAAATTACCCTTGGACTTGATGTCGAGGCGCTGGACCTAAGCGTGCTTGCTCAGCGGTTGCTGGGTGACCCATTGCTCACGGCCGATGACCTGGCTAAACATTTGAAGGTATCGGAGCGCACAATCGATACCCTGGTGTCGGAGCATCAGATCGTTTGCCGATACGTTGGCAGGCAGGTCCGTTTCAGGATTATGGACGTCCTGGAATACGAGGAGCGGATCAAGGTGAGGGCAGCAGCATGATCGGGCCATCCGACAATTCGAACGAATTCCATGTCATAACGCATGGGGACAACGTGATGATAACCTCTCTTAGGAAAATGTCCCTTTTGAGACCGGAAGCTGCAAGGCTAGGGATTTGGCTTCTGGCATTGAGCGGTGTCGATGCCGAATGGGTCGCTAAAAGCTTGGAGGAAATTCGAGGGGAACGGGAATAACTATCCATATTTATGAACATTACCGAAATTGTCGTCTCTGCCGGTAGGACGTTTAACAATCCGCACGAGCAGTTCTCGAACCTTCGCCCTGAAGTATCGCTTAAGGCTGTGCTTTCAGAAGGCGAAGATCCATTGGAGGCCACGAAGCGGCTGCAGTCTATTGCTGAGGGCCTGGTTGAAGACCACAAGCAAGGATTGCTGAAAAGTCTGGATCAGCTTAACGAGCTAACAACGCGCCAGGCCGAGATGCGCGGCCTGCAGAAAGAGCTCGAGCGGACTCAAGCGCGATTGGATTTCATACGGGGCGAACATCCGGAGCTGCAGCTAGCGGAGGCCAATCCATGAGCAAGGCGCCCAGGAAAGAAGCAAAATGGATTAGCGCTGCGGACGCGAGAACGGAAATCGACACGCTGATTTTCCGCCTTGGCATGCAGGCCGGCCGTTTAATGATGCGAAAGGGAAGATCAGCCCAGCGGACGTTGAAGCGCAATTTTGACCAAGCCAGATCGCTTGGCGTGAAAATCGATATCGATCTGTGAGCGAGCAGCGACAGGCCTACCCGCTTTCATGGCCAGACGGATGGCCAAGGACCGTGAGCCATAGCAGGCAATCTAGCAATTTCCAGCGGGCTGTCAGTTACGGAGCGCGCAGGCATTCAATGGATGAGAGCTGCCGACAGCTCGGCGCCGAGCTGGGCCGGCTTGGTGCTAAAAACGAGGTTCTATCCACGAATGTTAAGCGGCGCCTGGACGGAGCTCCTTATTCGGGCCAGGCGCAACCGCAGGACACAGGCGCGGCCGTTTATTTCGAACTGAAGGGAAAGAAGATTAGCCTGGCGTGCGACAAATGGAACCGAGTTGAGGATAACATTTGGGCGATCGCCAAACACGTGGAGGCGCTGCGCGGGCAACAGCGATGGGGCGTCGGATCGATAGACCAGGCTTTTCGCGGTTATACGGCACTGCCGGCTATCGGTACCACCAGCGGCATGAATTGGTGGGAAGTGCTGGGCGTGCCGATTAATTCCGCCCCCGACCAGGTGAGAGAGGCGTACAAGATTCTTGTGCGCAAACAACATCCTGATGGCGGTGGCGACCGGGAGAGATTTCAGCGCATCCAGGAGGCCTGGGAGCAATTTGAAAAAATGGCTAAGAGAGTTGCATGAGACAAGAGGACTTCAAAGAGTTCCAAGATCACATTAGGTCGCAAAAGCTCGACCCAGCATTCGAAACCGTCGAGGCGATCTGCGTTATGTCCGGGCCATGCGCTGTGATCGAAATCGTAGTAGCACAAGCGGCCAACGACAGCGGGATCCCGATGGATTGGGGATATACTGGAGGCCGGGCATTTATCCATGCCAAAGGAGACCGTGATAAGGCCAGGTTGGCCATCTGCAGAGCCTTTCCATTGTTAGACCTTGATTGCGGAAACGGATATCTGAATAAAAAAAGGCCGACCCCGGTTAGGGCCGGCCAATAGATTCTTTCGAATCCACCAATGAACAGCTTATTTTATAGCAGGTTTGGACGTGTGATCAACTCTCAGGGATGCGGGTCACGCTTTGGGGTCGCGCTGTGATCGGGCCACGCCTTCACGAGTGGCGGATGGTGAGTTTGGCGATGGCAGACATCCTGGCTGTGTTCGATTTTAGCCTTCGAGAGCTTAAGATCCTGTCACTCGTCAGGATGATGTCATTCGGGGCTGGCAAGCCAGAGGTGGAATTGCCAACGTTGGATCATTTCTCTAAGGCATTAAAAATAACCAAGGGCAATGTGAGCGACTTGTTGAAAGACCTGGGCGCTGGCAAAGCCGAAAATGCTCCTCCGGGCAGGAGGGTATTGGCGAGAAGAGGAAATTTTTATGGCTTTAGATTTCCAATAACGGCTTGGGACGTTTGGCAACGCGTCGAGCAAATCGAGATCATTGACCAGCTCGAAATGTTAGAAAGGCCGGCTTGCCTCCTAACGGCTTTGCGCGACACTTTTGTTGAAGCGGTGTTACAGCAAGCCACGGATAGAGCGCCCGTGGCACTACATCAAACGCATGCCAAAGTTCCCGAATCGGGAACCGAGGCACCAACGCACAACAGACCGTCAGTTCCCGAATCGGGAACTGACGGAGCGTTCCCGAATCGGGAACCATGGAAAAAACGCAATGTTTTTGGGGCCGAAATGGCTCCCGTTCCCGAATCGGGAACGCCTTGGGGTACAACAGAAGCAAATTTGCAACATTGCAGTTTTGCTCCTAAAGGAGGATCTCTGAAAGAACAAATTTGCAATGTTGCAAATTTGGAGGTTCCCGATTCGGGAACAGAGGTCGAGTCGAGGGTCGGTAATCGACTAACACCGGAGGAGCAGGAGATTTTTGACGAATGCGGACTCGTCGGCGCATTTGGCCCAAACCTTGAATCGCGAGGCTGCTGGTTTGCGATGGTTAAGAAGCGTCCGGAGACCGTCAAAGAGCTATTGGGAGAGCTTCGTATGCGGCTGCGGGAAGACACCATACGCAATCCAGGCGCATGGATGATGGACAAATGGATCCGATGGAAAAGGCCGGATGATCGCTAAATCAATGCACGGCCTGGCGACGTATCCAAGCAGCTTGGGCTATGCTGGAGGCTCCAGTTTTTACGAGTATGCTTTTTACGTGAGTTTTTAGGGTATTCTCACTGAGCCCGATTTCCGCGGCGGTTTCTTTGTAGGTTTTTCCTCTTTCGAGTTCGGAGAGAATTCTTTTTTCTTGGGGGCTTAGCCTGCCCAATAAAGGTGTTCGCCGACGGAAGAAGAGGATCAGTTCTTCAGCGACCTCGGGACTTATGGCGGGACGGCCGCCATGGACTCTTGCTATCGCAGTGGCCAGGACCTGACGTGGGGTTCGGGTTTTGACGAGGTAACCGTCGGCTTCGCTTTCGAATGCGCTAAAAATTCTTTCGGGGACCGCGCTGGCGCTGAGGATGATGACCTTTAGCCGAGGAAGCTCGCGCTTAATCTGCCGGCATGCATCGAGTCCATCGAGTCCTCCAGGGATGGTGATATCTAAAAGGAGAACATCGGGCCTCATGCGATGGATGGCGGCGCCGGCGATCGCAGTCTCGAAGGAGTCGAACGATCCGATCCAGGCAAGGGAGGTGCTATGCCTCATTTCGAATTCGAGGCATTTGAGCAGGGTTAGATCATCATCGATGCCAACAACTCGTATGCGATTTTGGCCCTTCAAAACCTGATCCAAAATACCGTTATCACACAAAAGAGCGAGTATTTAGAGGAATTCGACATTGGCATAGTTCGCTCATGCCTGAGCTAAAACATCTGAGGCCTTCCGAACCAGACATCACGGAACTCAAACAAGCTGCAGTCGCCCTCAAGGATTCCAACAGGGCATTGGCCAGTGCAAAAAAGTCGGCTGATGCAGCCAAGATTGTCTTCGCTACGTGGCTCAAGAAAGAGCGCGGAATAGATTTGGACGCATTGGCCATTGGCGACGCAGTGTGCATCGATGAGGTCTTGCTAGTAACAATCGAAGCGCGCAACAGCTTCGATGAGCAGGACTTTTTGAAAGAGCATCCAGCTCTTCATGCCCAATTCAAAAAGGATTTTGTCGTGAAAAAGTTTAAGCCGTTGACTTCGTAACCCTGCGGCACGCTCGCACCCCTCCCCCCTTAAGGAATCTATTTGGACTCTTTAGAGAACAGGTTACCAAGCATTTTCGTTTGTCCCTATGAGCGGCAAAAAAAGTAAGTCTCCGCCACAACCGATCGCTCCAGAGTCGGCTTCGAGCCCGTCCAGAGCGGGTGAAACGGATGCGAAAACAAAACGCATAATGCATAAATCGCGGTGCCGCTCGAGGCGGCGATCGCGGAAGGAAGTCGGCGAGGTTGAGACGCCGAAGGATTATTCGGTGAATGCGCTGAGTGCGTTGCTGGGGAATGACCGGCGGACGATCGACAAGGCGGTCGTGAATGTTAAGCCGACACGCGTTGAGGGGAAGACGAAGTTTTATAAGCTCGAGGATGTGGAGGCGGCGCTCGCGCGGAACGAATCGCCACTGAAGGATGAAAAGCTCCTGGAGGAAATTCGGAAGATCAGGATTGCCAACGACGAGAAGGAAAACCTGGTCGTGAAGACCTCGAAGGTTGCGGATTCGATTCGCAGATGCTTGACGCCAATGATAGCGGCGCTCGAGCAAAGGTTGGTGAACGAATATCCAACGGCCGTGGCCGGCCTGGACGTTCCACAGGCGCGCGTGTACGGCAAACGATTGTTCGACGAGATCATTGAATATCTTCGGTCATTCGAAAAGGAATGGGACTACTAGCCAAGGCAGCATGGAGAGGGCTCGTTGAGCCTCGCGATCGCCGGCCTATTCCTGAATGGGCCCACGATTTTATCCGGCTATCGCCGCCGATCACCAGGACCGGGCCGTTCGATGTCTCGGGCAGCCGGCATTTCATTCAGATATTTGATTCCCTGCAGAACGATCGCAAGCGGGAGGTGAATGTTCTAAAGCCGGTGCGGGGCGGTGGAAGCTTGATCGGGGACGTGTTCTGTCCCTGGGCGATGAAGAACGATCCGGGCCCTTACATGGAGGTGTTCCAAACTGAATCGGTGGCCAGTGCGCATGCCGAGGAACGATCGAAACGGATTTTTGAGCGCTGCGAGCCATTGAAGGAATTGCTGCCGAGCAATCGGCACAAGGTTCGCGACGACGAGATTTTATTTTCGCACGGCCACACTTGGTACGTCCGCGGGCCCAGCCTGGCCAACCTGCAGGCGAAGGGCATTCGATATCTTCGCCTCGAGGAGGTCTGGATGTGGGACCAGGGCCGTATGGCGGAGGCTGAGGGGCGCATTGGTGATTACCTCAAAATGCAAACCTCCAAGATTTTGAGAGTGAGCCAGGGCGGCCCTCGAGACGGAATCAAAATGGAGGACAGCGATTGGTTTCAGGCTTATTACCGCGGGAAGATCCACGAGTGGGAGGTTCAATGTCCATCGTGCTTGAAGTACTTCGACCCGATTTTCAGCGGGACCAGGCAGGACGGCAGCTTCTGGGGCATGACCTGGGATCGACACATGACGGCAAGCGGCGAGTGGGACATCGCAAAATGCCTTCCGACAATCCGTTTCGAGTGCCAGCACTGTGCGCATCCGATGATGGATTGCTCGAGGACCAAAACGGAGTGGAACCGGACCGGCCGGTATAGGCAGTGTGTTACCGCGGGCCAAGGCGCTGCGCGCGGGGACGACGTTCCGAGTTCGGACACGGGCAAGCGGGACTCGTTTCATTTCGAGTGTGTGATTGATTTTCCCTGGGATGAGCTGGTGGAGCTTTGGCTATCGGCCTGCAATGCGGAGAAGCGCGGTGAGCTGAAGGCCAAGGTCCAGTTTTACCAGAAGCGTCGGGCGATGTTTCGCGATGAGGAATCGCTCCTCAAGGGCGGCCTCAATCTTCGCAAGGTGGTTTACGAAATCAATTCGGCCTGGCCGGAGGAGCGCGCAAGGTTCCTGACGGTCGACCGGCAGGAGGAGGATTTGTTTTGGTGGTCGGTCCGGGCCTGGTCGAACCAGCGCAGCCGGCGGCTTGGATTTGGCCGCTGTTATGGATTTGGGGCGGTGGAAAAACTGAGGGAGCAATTCAAGGTCGCGCCAAACCATACCTTCATCGATTCCGCATACCAGGCGAAAGGGGACGCCGGCGTTTACCTGGCATGCCTAAAGCATGGATGGATCGCCGTGAAGGGCGCCGCGGAATATCACTTCCAGCACAGGCTTAAGAACAAAAGGATGGTGCTGAAATCTTATGCCCCGCTGGCATTTGGAGATCCGGCGGTAGCGACCTTGGGCCGGAAGTTCTGCCCGCTGATTCGGTTTTCAAAGCCGCAGATGAATCAAAAGGTCCAGGAACTCATCGATTCCGGCCGTTGGGAGGAACCAATGGACAGCGCCGATCCTGAAATGGACAAGGAGTACAGCCTTCAGATGGCGTCCCGGGTCAAGAAAACAGAGTTCAACGCGAAGACCGGGCAGTCCAAGCAGTACTGGAAGGAGAGCAAGAATGACCATGCCCGGGATTTGGCCAACGCGCAGGTCCTGGGGGCGATGCTTTCGGATTTGATTCCGGACCCTGCGGCGGAAGTGCTTTCGAAATCTGAGGAGGCCGGGACCGATCCCGACAAGTCGGGGCTTCCTCCTGTCGCGGCATGAAATGAGCTTGGATTTTCTTCTCGTGAGTAATTCCAATAATGACGCGGCGGACCTGCCTGAGGCCTCGATTTCGGATCATCCAGCGGAGCATTGTCTGGAGGCATTTTGCCCGAAGTGCAACCGGGTCGTGGATGCGGCTTGTCCTGGCTGCGGGTCGAACGTGGAGCTGGCCGGGGCGAGCACTGATGGCGCGGCCGGCTCGGCGTTATCCAGGACGGAGTTTTATCGGCGATTCATTTTGCTGATTCAGGGTTCGAGAAACTCAAAATTTACGCTGGGTTGTTATCTCATCGCGACGGGAGACGCCTTCGCCGACGGCGTGAGCATGACGGAGTTCGGGAAGGAGTGGGGTGTGTGCAAAGCGACGGTGTCCAAGCATTGCCGGCATATCTGCGCTTACCTGGGGATCGCGCCGAGCCAGTACATGCGCAAGGAGGAGATGGCGCGGAAGTTCAGGACCTCCAACCGCCGGCCAACAAAACAAAATTAATGAAACTCAAACATCGCGTCGTTCACTATTTGCATAAGCTCACCGACGAAGGGATCGAGCTTCTGCGCTCGAGGAAAATGCCGGAAGGCTTACTGCCGCCCAAAAAAGAAGTGATGAGCCATTTGGCGGTCGGCCGGGTTTTTGTTTTTCCCAGGTCTAAGACCGCTTACCGGGTTACGGTGACCGGCGCTGTAGTGCGGGCGAATCCCAAGCCGTGGAGAAATAAGGCGGAGCAAAAGCGCTGGAAAAAGGCGCGCCGGCTGGAGAGGGGTAAATCTGAATGAAAACCAGAGATGGCTCATCCCGGAAGATGGGAGGAATGGGAAACATGGGAGATATAGGTCCGACCTGGGATGTCGCGGTCCTAAAGGGGGCTCGGTTCACGCCTCTACAGCTGGAGCTGCCTGAATCCATGCCGCTGGACGATTGGGCGGCTATTGGGCGGAAATTAGTCCGGTCTGACCAGGTCATGCAGTGGTGGCTTGGGGATTGGGCTGCCTTCGGAGCCGGGAATCCGGATGCCAAGGGCTGGCGCCGGCATGGTCAATTGAAGGAGTTCGCCGAGGCCAATGGCATCAATTACCAAACGCTTCGCAACCTGGCCTGGGTGTCCGGCCGAGTCGAAATGTCCCGCCGGCGGGACAATGTCGAATGGTCGAAGCATTCGGAGGTGGCCGCCCTGCCGGCAGAGGAGCAATCGAAGTGGCTGCAAAAGACCGAGAAGGAAGCCCTGCCACGGGCCGAGCTGCGGCGTCAGATACGCCAGGCCGGAGGTTCAAGCAATGCGCTCGAGGCGGACGGGCCGCCCACTAAGTTTGTCTCGAAGGCCCTGGATGACCTCGTGCATTGGCTCAAGACGAGGCCTGCGGAGTTCTGGGATGAGGATATGAGGGCAGTTTGGAAGGCCAGGTTGGAGCCGATCGTGAAGTTTTGGCAGGGGCTCTGAGCCGAGGCCTGCCGCGCCGGCTTTGGCAATGGGGCCCGTATAATCATCCTTGCACTCAGCGCCGGATCTGGCGATGCTCGAGACAATGAGCTTTCCAGGCAGCAAGGGCCAGGCGGGAGTTTGGCAGAGAATCATTGGCCAAATGCCCCCACATTCCACATACATCGAACCTTTCTTTGGAAGCGGGCAGGTGTTCTGGCGCAAAAGACCATCGGCGTCCACCATCGTCATTGACCGAGTTCCTGGAAACATCGCCGGAGCTGCCGCTATCGCCGGCGTCCGCGCTATCGCTGGCGATGCGATATCCATATTGCCCACCTTGGGACCTTTGCTTGCCAGCGATGCTCTGATCTACTGCGACCCTCCATATCCCCTGCAGACGCGCCGGAACAGGCGCTACTACGAGCACGAGCTAAGCGATGCCGAGCACGTGTCGCTTTTGAAAGTGCTTAGCTCCGTGGCCTGCCGGGTAATGATTTCCGGATATCCGTCGCCCCTTTACTCCCAGGCTCTTCAAAGTTGGAGATGCATCGAATACAAGACACGCACGCGCGGGCGGACTGTGACGGAGCTGCTCTGGTGTAATTTCCCTGAGCCGCCCGAGCTTCACGATTGGCGTTACGCCGGACAAACATTCCGCGAGAGACTAAGCCTCAACCGCCTGGCTGCGCGGTGGATTGCGCGTCTCGATTCGATGCCGTCCAGGAAAAGAGGGTTCCTGCTGGATGCGATCGCGCATCGCCATTGCCGGCGTGAGCTGCCGGCAGACCGCGCCGATTTCGGCGCTGGGCGCCCACATGGGAGGAATGGGAAATATGGGAGTAATGGGACGCCCGAGGTAACGGTGCAGCGGTAAGCGTCGATTCCGGCGCTGAGGTACCCAACGTCAATTCCGACGCTGATTCCAGGTTGACGGGCGGTGGCTTATGAATGGCGATTAACTACTTCATTGGCTGGGAGCAGGAGGATTTGGAGAGGGAACTAAGGGCGGCCCAGGAGGACCTGGCGGCAGGGAAATCGACGATTCAAAGCTCGGCCGGGGATGCGGAGGGCCGGTTTATGAGGGAGGCATCCATCACGGAACGAATCAAGGCGCTGCTCAAGGCTTTGAATGTCGTGGACCCGGTGACTTATCCAATCGACCAGATTTCCGCCATTACGGTTACGAAGGTCGCCCTGTCATGAATGCTGACGTCCTGGCCCGCGTAGATATGAAGACCATCGAAGAAATGAGACGAGAACTCATAGCTGCAGGCTGGAAGAAATGGAATGGGAACTCGCACATTTGGAAGTCCCCAAATGGTGGAATATGGCGGGGGCCAGCACTTGCGTGGCACGTAATGAACAATCTGCCTTGGCCACCGGTCCAGGCCGTTTGATATGGCCTCGGCTCCTTACAAGATTATCGATCGCAGGGCATCTGCCGGCTATAGCTCGACGAATCGGCTGATTGAGGCGGCGACTCAGACTAGCGATCGGCAGCTGGCGCCGGTCCTGGATTATGACATCCACCGGACTGTATCGAATTACGGCCGCAGGATTCTGATGAACCTCGGGCGGATGATGTTTTGGAAGCATCCGGCCCTGCAGGCCTCGATTCTCGAACAGGCCAATTTGGCAGTTTCCTCTTTTCTTCCCCAATACACAGGCCGCAATAAGGCCTGGGGCGCCATGGCCGAGACGATGCTGGGCAACTGGCATAAGATCATGGACGTGGCCGGCTGGCCCTACGATTTCGACAGTTACCTGCAGAGCCTGGTCATCGCGCCGCTGGTCGAGGGCGAAAATTTCACGCTCCTGACGGAGACGCCGGACGGATATCCATTGATCCAGGTGATTGGCGCGCATCGCGTGGGGAGCCGGCTGACGGCCGCCATCACGGCGAAGGTGCGTTATTACCAGGACAAGCTTTGGGTTGATGATGTGCTCATCGATGATGGCCGTCCGTCCCTGGCAGAGGACCCGATCGAGTTTGATGCTCGGGTTTTGGACGGCGTGATCGTGGACGATTACAGCCGGCCGATCGCTTACCGTGTTTACCAGGATAATTTTGTGAGTGCAGGGTTTCAGGATTTGCCGGCGCGCAATTTCTTTCCGGCTTTCGTTCCGATGGTGTCGGGCCAGGTGCGTGGGTTCTCGGGGCTGGCGACCTCCGTTTTTCCCTGGGCCGACATGCATGAATGGCAGGCGTTCGAGCGGCTGGCGCACAAGGTGTTCTCCGGCAAGACGGTCGTGGAAACCAATGAGACGGGCGACACTGACACTGCGAAAGCGATTATTACGGCCGCCGCGACGTATGACGCCACGACCGGGAACAAGACCGGGCTGGATATTCAGCGCATCGATGGCGGGCAATACCATTATTTGAAAGCCGGCACGGGCAGCAAGTTGGAGATGTTCGATTATAACCGGCCGGGCGCGGACTCTCAGAAGTTCATGGAAACGACGCTCAGGGATGCATTCCGGGGCACGGAATGGGATGTTTTCTTTTCGCTGGACCCACAGAAAGTTGGCGGGGCGCCGATGCGGGTCATCGTGGAGAAAATAAATGCTGTCCTGGACAAGCGCCGCAAGCTGGTCCGCAAATGCTGTCTGCGCGTGGATGGTTATGCGCTCAGCAAGTTCATGAAGCTTGGGCTCCTGCCATGGGATGATGATTGGTATATGTGGAATTACCAGGGCCCGGCGGAAGTGACGGCCGATAAGCGATATGATTCGCAAGTGGATCTTCAAGAAGTCGCGCAAGGTTTCCAGACTCGGAAGCTGGCTTGCGCAAAACGCGGCCTGAGCATCGAGGACGTCGACCAGCAGCGGGAGGATGAGGCGAGGTCTGACCTGCAGCGAGCGCAGCGGCTGGCGAAGGAGTTCTCGATTACGATTCAAGAGGCCTTGGTTGTGTTACGGCCGCCAACGCCCAACCAACAGCTCCCCGTTAGTCAGGTCGTGGAGGAAAATTCAAACGAAGCGCCGGCGCCGGCGCCGGCAGCAAACTGATGAAGAGATATCCGCACATTTTTTCGAAGCTTTATTACGAGCCGCTTGTCCTTACTCGGGCAAAGCATAATGAAATTTGCAAGTTCATGGAGTCTAGGCTTCAGGATGGAGGGGGAGAGATCAACATCGGCGGTCGAGAACCGCTCAGTGCCGATGAGGAAATGGAGTGGAACGGCTATCGCCGAGTGAACGATGCGGCGATTATTACCGTAGAAGGGCCTATTGGAAAGCATCTCTCTTCGATGGAAATGATGTCCGGAGGCGGCTGCGACCTGGACAACGTCAATGCCATGATCGACCTCGCTATTGAGGATCCCGATGTGGAGAGAATCATTTTCGATTTCCGAAGCCCGGGCGGTTCCGTGACGGGGATCCCGGAGACCGGCCGGAAGATAGCAGGCATAGTGAGCAAGCCCACGATCGCCTATACGGATTCGGAATGTTGCTCAGGGGCTTTATGGCTCGCAGCTCAATGCCGAACAATTTACGCGACTGAATCGGCCACTATTGGAAGTATCGGCGTTTGGTGCGCTTACCTTGATGTGTCCAGGCAAATGGCCAATCAGGGCCAAAGCATTCAGGAATTCTCGGCCGGGAAATATAAAACCATGGGAGCGTACTGGCGTCCATTGAGCGACGAAGAGGCCGGCATGATCCAGCGGAACGTGGATAAGATTTATGGTCAATTCAAAACGGCGGTGAATTTGCATCGGGAGGTGGCCGATAAGTTCATGCAGGGACAGACGTTTGACGGGATGGATGCGTTGGATGCTGGTTTGATTGATTTCCTGGTGGAGGATCTGCAGCAGGTCCTAGATGAAGACCAAAGTTAACGAGCTGAGCCTTCCTTTGATCTTCTTTCCAATCTGATGGGTCATATGGGCACGACTCGAATTTACAGAGCGATCCATCCTGCCTTCTCATTACCAAAAAGGTTGGAACTCCATGTTCTCGAAGGATGGCATGCATTCGTTGCTGTTCGGGACTGACAGGGTCGTATCCAGTCTTTGCCTCCACGCCGAAAATGGAAACGATTTTTCCAGATCGATTCCTACGATAGCAGAGGAAATCTGGCCAGCCATTGCGGACCACGGTCATGCCCTCGCCTTCGAAGTGCTTCCGGACTTCCGTTTCGAACTTGTTCATCCGGGCCTTATATCATGACCAAAACCTTGTCCGCTCAAGGGAACGTGCTTTCGTTGTCTCTCTTTATCCCAAATCACCCCTATGGCGAAATTTGGTCGTTTTTTCTTATTGACCGCCGTTTCGTTGACTGGTGGCCAAGCTTAGATGAGTTGGAAATTTTTTAACGCCGGCAAGGCTAATGCCGAAATTGAGCGGTTGGAAAAGGAATTGGCCACTACCAAAATTGAATGTGACGAAGCAGTCACCGCGCTTGGATCCTATGACTCCGAGGCCATCAAGGCCGCTGAGGGCTTTCAGGCGGACCTGGCAACAGCTCGCACCGTCAATTCGGAGCTTAGCGCGCAGGTCACCAAACTCACGAACGATCTTTCGGCTGCCACTACGGAATTGACTGCGGTCAAGGCCGAGCTCGTGACGGCGAAGGCTCAAATCGCTGATCCGGCCGGAGTTATCCAGAAAGCAGCCTCAGCCAAAGCGGCCGAGATCACCAGTTCACAGGGACAGCCTCCCGTGAAAGTGGATCCCACGACGTCGCCGGCAGCGCCCGGTAAGGAGCAAAGCGGTTTAACCGGCATTGCCCGCGTGCAAGCGGCGTTCAAAAAGCAAATGGCCCCTCGGGATTCCTGAGCTGATCCGAAATTTCTCATCGCAACTACTGACAATTTTTTATGTCATACTCATATCTGACGATGCTCGATATCGCGAAGACCAACGGGTCTGACGTGACGGTCGGGCTTGTGGAGGAAAATCTCAATGCGGCTCCAGAGGCGGCAATTCTGCCGGCGAGGACAATCAAGGGAACCTCCTTCAAAACTTTGGTTCGCACGGCTTATCCGACCACGTCCTTCCGGTCGCCGAACGGCAGCACACAGCCGACGAAGAGCACGTACGTGAACAAAATGTTCGAAACGTTCTACTACGACGGTCAGATGGAAGTCGACAACGCTGTCGCGACTGCCGATGACCAGGGCCCAGACCATGCCATGGCGATGGAAGCCGATGGCCACGGCCGCGCTTTCCTGCTCAAGGCAGGCTCTCAAGTCTGGTATGGCACGGGCACTAATGGCGATGCTCTCGGTTTTCCCGGCGCGCATGACATTGTCGCCGGCAACACCACACTTTTGATCGATGCGACCGGAACCACGGCGAGCACTGCTGGATCGGTTTATGCGATCGTCGCTCTTCCCAAATTCTTCGAACTGATTTTGGGCAATGACACCGTTTTGAACGTTGGCCAATGGCGGATGCAGAGCATCACGCGCACGGTCAATGCCGTGGCCGGTGAAGTGACGGCCTGGAAGAATTCCCTCGAGGGCTGGATCGGCGCCGCGTTCTATAGCAAATGGGCGGTTGGCCGAATCAAGAATTTGACCGCGGACGTCGGCAAAGGATTGACCGATACCTTGCTCGCAACATTGTTGGCTGCTTTCCCGGTTGGCGTTAAACCAACTCACTTTTTCATGAGCCGCCGTTCTCGCAAGCAGCTCCAAATCAGCCGCACAGTAACTCTTTACGGTGGTCCTGGTGGCGTGAAGCCCGGCAGTAACCTGGCCACGATCGCACCAGTCCCGACCGAATACGACGGGATTCCGATCATCGCGACGGATTCTATCCTGGACACTGAAGCAATCGAGTAAGCGGTGCGTGCCGCACGGGCCATCGCGCTCCGCGCGGGAAATTGAAAACTGAAAACTAAAATTTATGGCAAAAGCCTCGTATAATAATGGGATCGAAGTCGTGGAGCTCACTATCCTGAGCAAGAACAAGGATGGCAGCCTGGAGCTGAGCGCCGACGGGGAAACTCTCAAAGTGGGCAAATGCACGGTCGACGATAGCGACAGCGATAAGCCGGCCGTTGGTACTTGCCGTCCCATTCAGGAAGCGCCCAAAGACCCGCCGGCCAAGAAGGATCCTCCGGCTAAATAACGTCACCGGCGAGCACGAGTGCCGCCCAAGCTAACAAAACAGAAAACTTTTTAAGAATATGGCAAACGAGTTCGCAAGAAATATTCAGGAAGCGGCGCTGAATCCAGCGACTTTCGCGCTTCCCACGACTCTGGGCACAGCCGGCGCGACCACGTCCGCCGCAGTTGACCTCGGGACGGATACTTACAAGACCGAGCGCCTCGAGCTCGAGCTCTCGATCCCGGCTCTCAATTCCACGATCGCGCCGGCGGCGAGCACGACCGGTGTTTCGTATATCGTCGAATCAAGCACGACATCCACTTTCAGCGCGGTCGCCCGGACAATCGTTCGGCAGGACATCGCCGGCTCCGGGTCCGGCGTGGTTGCCACGAAGGTTCGGACCCGGATCCCCTCGGACTGCGAGCGTTACATTCGCGCCAAGGTTATCCTGGGCACGACTTGCACTGACGCGAGCGCGGTGGCCGGAACACTGACTTTGAGATTCTGATCTATCTAATTTAATTGGTAGCTGTCTGACTAACTGTTTAACCTCCCGCACCTCCGCAAGGCCGCTTCTGGGATTCCCGGAGCGGCCTTTTCGTTGGGGGAAAGCCGAAATTAAGAAAGTTGAAAGCTGAAATGGAAAACGGTCAAGAGACTATAGGACTACTGAGTCCGAGCCGGACCGTCGCTGACTCGGTAGGGGCGCCGAGGATATCGCTCTGCATGATTTGCGGGAATGAGGAATCGGTGATTTTGAAGTGTTTGGAGTCGGCTAAGTCGGCGTTTGATGAGCTTTGTTTGGTTCAGGCAATTGGTGAGCAAGAGGAGGACGACACTTTCAAGGTGGCCTGGAAGTGGTGTCTCGATAACAAAAAGCGGTTTCGTTTTGGGATTTATCGAAACAAGGTCGCCGGGCTGAAGCATGTGGATGACTTCGGGGCGGCGAGGAATCAGAGTTTTGAGCTGGCCCTGTCGCAACGTGCACATCGTAATTCCACGGCTTCCGATTGGCTTCTATGGCTCGACTGTGACGATTACCTGGACGATATCAACTGTGGACGTATCAGGGAGGCAGTGGCGACGTGCCCGGACCAATGGAACGCGCTGTTTTGCCGGTATAGGGTGGAATCTGAGGGGGCTGTTATCTCGAGGGAGCGATTGATTCGAGCTTGCGGCCGGCCGCGCTGGAAAAATGCGGTCCATGAGACTTGTACCATCGAGGGAAAGACCGGTGATTGTCCTCAGATCGAGGTTTTCCACGCTGACCACACTGCCAAGCATGAATCGTCCGCGGCGAGGAATCTGTCGATTTTGACCCGCGTGACTCAGGATGCCGGCAGGCACCATTTTTATCTCCACACGGATTTGAAGACGATGGGGCGATCTGAGGAATCGCTCCGGGCCGGTCATGCCGCCCTGGCTCTCCTTGCGCCTGACCAGGTCGAGGAGCGATACCTGATCCTGTTGAATTTATCGGAGCTGGAACCGGAACGCCGGCGCGAACGGTTGCTGGAGGCAGTCGGGCTGCAGCCGCATCGGCGCGAGGCGTTCGCTTACCTTGTCCAATTGAGCCTGATAAACGGGCATAGGAGCGACGCGATATCCTTTTTCAGGCTCATGGATTCGCTTCCGGTTCCGTCTCCGGTGCCATGGACGCACCAGGGAATTTGGTATAATGGCTGGGCGCGGCATTTTTTGAGGGTCAGGGTACTTAGGGCCGCGGGGAAGCATCAAATGGCCCAAGACGACTATTGGATGCATTGGAAGGCCTCCGAAGAGTTTAGGAAAGGTGCCGAGGCCTGGTCTGCGAGAAATGGATTCCTGGATTTCGGCGGCGGCAATCCTGATCCGGAGGAGCCAAAATTATGAAAAAACACATTTGTTGGATGCTCGCGGGGATCTTTCTCTCAGGTTGCACCGTGGTTTCTGCCAATCGCGTTTTTCCGAAGCTTGACTGGTACTGGTCTGCTGATGCCAAGGAGCAGCGAAGGTCCCGGGAGTGGGAACGAACCAACCGACCGCCGGTAATAAAAGCTGAAAATCCATGAGCCGACTTGGAAATGACATTTTGAGGGGGCATCGGGACCTGGCTAAGCAATTGGGCAAGCCTACTTTCAAATGGAATAATGGCGACTATGCCTGCATTGCTAACGACGCCGGATCTGGAGGTGTCTTCGGGGCCGGTGGTATTGGGTCGGTGTCTGATTTGGTTCTGTTTGTGGAGGCGGCGATTCTTCCGAATCCAGGGCCGCAGTTGAAGCATACGATTATTTATAAGGGCAAGACCTACAGGATCGATCATATCGTGGGATTGCCTGGAGATGCGGAGCTGAAGTTTACATGCGTGGATCCGACGAGGGGAGTATGACCTCCGCGATTCGGCGCTTGGCGTGTAAGCTGGGATTCCACCGCTGGGCAGCGCAGGAATCACATTTTGGAGGCGTTGTAAGAACTGTTCCGAATATCAATTTTTAGACTGATGAACAATTGGGACCAGAGCGGATTTGACCAGGCGTTGCAGGGTTACCTTAAGGTGACGTCCAGGACGCTGCAGCAGGTTCTCAATACGAAACTTTATTACATCGCCAGGCGCGCGATTTGGAACACGCGAAAGGCGGATACCTCCTCGATCACCCAACAGCTCGGGAGCATTGTCACCGTGAGCCGGCTAAACAGGAACGGGAAAACTGTCAGGAAGCGGGTGTCACAATTGGTTCCATCGTCACGCGTCAATGCGCCTCTGGCGGCCTTAATTATCAACGCACGCCGCGCAAAGGCTGGCCTGCCTGGTCTGTATGGCAAGCAGATGGAAAGAGCGGTTAAATCGCTTCTTGGCGCAAGGATGAGGTCGGTCGCTTTCATCAAATCCGGATTCGTTCCGGGTGTCAGAATTCTTGAACCCTTCGCCGATCGCGCGGGAGCGCCGGCGAGCGACAGTTCGGCGAGGATTTTTGGCAGGCCGAAAGGAACCGCGACGCCGGCGCCATCGGGTTACAAAATCCAAGCAGAATTAGTCAACCTGGCATCAGCGCATGGTGACAAGAAGGGAGCGCTCGTGAGGTATGGCTCTGAGGGACTGGACAAAGCCTTCCAGGATGAGGCGGCATCGATGATCGAATACATCGAGCGAAAAATGAAACCGGACGCCGATGAATTTAACAGGCGTGCCGCCTGAGGCCTATGCGCTTCGCGCGGGAAAGTTGAAATCACATGAGCACGAGTTACCACAATATTCTTTCGAAGAACGATCGGGCGCTGATGGCTTACCTGGTCGCGAGGGGGGCCGGAACTTTCGCCGATGTGTTTCCCGCCAAGCGCTCTCTTAATAAGGAGCTTCCTTGTACGGTGTGCTGGTCGGAGAAGGGAGTTCCGATTCGCAATACGGGGGATTATACCGTCCCGACTTCGATCATGGTGAAGACTGCCGCTCCGGTCGATGCCGGCGTGGATCCAGGGCAACCGCGGCTAGACAGCGATGCTCGAGTACGGGCGACGTTCGACGCCTTTTTCACGATGGACACCGGAGGAACAGATTTTGATTCGACGGTTGTGGCGGCCCAGGTCACGGCGGCGGCCAGGGCGCTGGCGATCGCTGATCCGGCGAATCATGCGGACCTGGCTGATTATACCTGCCTCGATGTGAGAGACATGGGGCCTGAGGCGGCTTTCTCTGAAAATGTCGATGCCTGGGTGGATACGCTGAATTTGGAAGTGGACTGCTGTCCGAGCAATGTGGACTAGGGGCAAAAGACCACGGGACTACTGACCACTGACCACCCGGCTCGGACTGTTGACTGCGGCCGTTCTGATGAATGGCTAGCGAAAAACGAACTTCGGTCAGTTTCTCGGTTGTGGTCGGGGGAGTGACTCTCGGCATTTCGGCTTCGAAAAACGAGGACCTCTCAGGAACAAATGCACAGGGCCAGATCCAGACTATCCCCACTGCATGGACGGCCGTGGACGTTTCTTTGCTGGCTTCCGTGGACCTGATCTGCGTTCGCAATAACGACGCTACCAATTACGTCCAGCTGGCCATCGCGAATGATGGTACCAAGATTTTCGGCCGGCTTCTGCCCGGCCGAGCCTGCTATTTGCCATTGGAGGTGGGGGCAGTGCTTTACGCAAAGGCCAATACGGCGAGCTGCGATCTGCAGGTGGTAGCCGTGGAGCCCTAGGGCGGAAGATGGGAGATGGGAGATAGAAGATAAACTTTTATGGATCCGGCAACTGAAATTCGAGCGCTCGAGGAGCAAGTAAAGGCCGCTGCGCTTGCGAGATATCGCGCGTTTTCGACTGAGGAGGAGAGAGCCGCATTCTATTGGGCCACGCCGATTTTGCAGGGGATCATTTCCATCGGAACTCATCAAAAGCCTGGACCTGGTCGCAGCGCCGAAGCTGACGCGGCTCGAGGCGCTAGCCCGACTGAGAACGCAAGCTGATTAAGGATTTTTTATGGCATCAAGTGTAATGAAGGGCAAAGCGATCGTGGAGACCTCTGTGGGGGCCATGGACGTTTATGCCGGCGTCACTAACGAGCAGCTCCAGGCCGCCCATGCCTGGGAGGCGGAAGAGATCAAAGACGACAAAGGCTTTGACATGACGTGGATTGCCCGGAATGAAAATTTCACGATGTCGGTGGAGATCAAGCTGACGGGCGCCAGCAAGGCGGCCGCGGCAACGGCCGCAGTGTTCCTGGCTCCTTATGCGGCTGTGACGCTCTCGGGCTTTACTCTGTCCTGGATGAATGCGGTTTGGCAGTACGTTGGCGGGACGACGATCAATCTGAGCGCCAGCAAGCACGGGACCGCGAATATCAAGCTCCGGAAGTACGCCGATGCCACTCAAAACACGGCTTCGCATACGGACGCGACTTAATTCAAATGCACGACGCCGCGTTCAGCGAGGCGGCTGTTAGCGGTCCGAGCCGCGACTCTTTCATTCTTGGTATGGCTTTGCGGCCATACTCCATTGGGCATGAGCTCTGCCTGCAGAAGTCTCGGAATTGTTTGGTTTGCGAGGAACCGGGGCCCATGGGAGGCATGAGAAGTATGGGAGGAATGACAGACCCGGAGGTTGCGGCGCTGTTTGAGGCGGTGTTGGTCTGCTCTCAGACGTGGAGGGAGATCGAGGGGATGGAACGGGACCCTCTGATTTGGCTAAAGATGCGGATCTGGCGTTGGAGAGCTCGCAAAGCCAACATCCAGGAGGGAATTAAGGCTTTCTGCCGGTACCGCCTGGCCGGTTATAGTTTTCCGAAATCAAAGCCGGTTGGCGAGGGCGGCCGTCGACCTGGAGGACCCGTGCTTGCGCGGGTGATTCAATTTTTGGTCATGAGGATGAGAATGACCGAGGTCGAGGCGATGGATTATCCGCTCGGGCTAGCGCACTGGCATTTTGCGACCTGGCTCGAGGGCGAGGGGACCTTAAATATTCAAAACGCGGCGGAAAAGGAGTTCGATGATTTTTGCGACCTGGAAGATGCAAAAGCTGAAATGGGAACAGGAGGGGAACCATGCCCAGTTTAATCGCAACGCTCGGCCTCGAGGCATCGGCATTTCAGGCAGGTCTTAACCATGCGGCCTCGGCCGCGCAGCACGCCGGCCATGAAATCGGTGAGCATCTCGGAGAGCATTTAACCGGCGCGTTGGCCGGCGCGGCCTCCGTGGGGGCCATGGAAGAGATCATCCACAGGACGGTCGAATATGGAGAGCATGTGTCCGATTTGTCGCAACGTCTCGGCATTAGCACTGATGCGGTCCAGGCATGGGACTATGCGCTGAAACTGAACGGGAGCACGATCGATTCGGCAGCGGGATTTTTCGAAAAGCTGGGCGCGGCCAGGACAAAGGCTTTGCGGGGCGGCGATGAGCAAATCCAGTCTTTCAAGAAATTGGGAGTGTCGATCGAGGATCTGAAAAACCAGCGCATCGAGGATATCGGCAAACGAATCGCCGAGGCGTTTGAATCGGGCGACCCTCAAAAGTTAATTGGAGATTTGAAGAGGGTGGGTGGCAAGGGTGCCGGCGAGATGGTGGCGGCCTTCCGGGCCGGGTTCGCCGAGCTGCTCGACGAAGCGCGATCGGCGGGGACCATCATCGACGCCAACGTCATCGATAAGCTGAAGGAGTTTGGTGATTCATCGAAAAGGATCGGGGCTCAGTTCCTCGCGGGCATCGCGCCGGCATTAGCCACCGTTGGCAACCTCCTGGAGAAAGCGTGGCAGGGATGGAATGCTGGCATGCGCGTCGCGGTCGGTTTTGCGACCGGGGGCGTCCAAGGGGCCAAGGATCTCCTTAAAGAATACCAGGATCAAATACGTGAGACTGAAAAGGCGGCCGAGGCGCGAGCGGAAAAGCGTAGGGAGCCGCTCACCGGTGGCGGCGATGAGGAAGAGTCCAAACATGAACGGCAGGAGGAAATCCGCCATGCCGAAAAGATTCTTCGGCTCAAAGAGGAGCTCGTCAAGCTCCAGGAGCAAAACGATCTCAGAGAACTTTCGAAACAGGAGCAGATCCAAGAGCTATTGCGTCGCCGCAAGGAAATCATAGAGAGCGCGGATGAGAGCGAGCAGGGCCAGCTCGAGGCCCAAGTCGAGGCAGCGAAAATCGACTCGCAATTGCAGAACCTAAGAAAGGTCAAGGCGGAGCCGGACAGGGATGTGAAACGGCCGGATGTGAATTCGCTACAGAAGATCGGGGCGTTTGCGAGCCCGGTCGATAATGCGCTGCTGACGGCCGCGCAGAGGAGTGAACGGCATTTGGCGAGGTTGGTGGAATTGACCACCTATGGGAATGCCGGCAACCCCGACGAAGGATATTAATGGGAACACCTGCAATAAAAGGAACGCTAGCGGCTATCCGGCAGCCGGACCGGGTAACGTTTGACCCGCAAAAGGGAATCACGCGCTACGCGGTCTTTGAGTCGGCATCGGAGACGAACATCGACCTTTTGGCAGAGGCCTATTTGATTCTGAGGCTGCCATACACCATCACGAGCACGGGAACGAAGATCCGGCTCGAGGTGGCATTCATCGGCGGGGATTCGCTAAACCCGACGCCGATCGATACCTGGCAGATACTCGGCAACGAAATCCAAAAGAGCCAATGGGAGCACAATGCGTTGCTGGGGTTCGACCCGGATTTCATTGCGCTGGCCCAAACCTCGATCGATAAGGGCAAGACGAGCTCCGATTTTCAGAGCCAGCTCGAGGAGGACTCGGACTTGTCCCCTGGAGATATCGATACGCTGATGGGGTTTTACAACCTAGTGCGGCGTGGGAGCACGCATTTCGCGCTTGGGCAATATGTGCTCAAGCATTCAACCAATGTAGGCCAGGGCTATTCGTCCAACGTTTCGGATAGTGGAGTGGAACGGCTTTACACGACCGCGCAGCTGATTGCGGAGACGACTGATCCGGGGCTTTGGACTTATCCGCTGCCTGGCCGGCTGCGGGCTAAGATAGAGAGCATTGTCGCCCCTCCGGACCGGCCTGGATATCTGTGGAGCTGGCGCAAGCTGCCGAGCACGGAGGCGACGGCCGCCGGAGGGCGAGTTGAGATATCCAGCGAGTATTGGCTGGAGCAGTGGAGCATGTTGGACTACTCGCCGCTCTGAGGTCCGAGCCGAACTGGCCTATTGTCCATTTTTGGTTCCTCATTAGAGGCGGCAAAAATGGACACGACAGCCCTCTTTTGGGTAGTTTGCGCAATGCCTCAAGGCCACATACCACCGAGACCGCAAGGGACAGGATCAAGGATTCGCTTTGACCAATGGGTGTATGACGAGCTCGTTGGACTTCGCACTTCGGACACTCCAGATGCGGCAACGAACCGGACCACACGAGGCGCCTATGTGGTGCCTAAGCGATCGAAGGGGGGAATCGGGGGTTGGCATTTCGCGGACCCTATGGAGTATGACGTCGATCGCTCCTATTCGATCGATGAAGTGGTGATCGTTTCGAAGGACAATACCGCCGTGACCGATGGGGTGGTTAGCAAGTACACGCCTGAGAATGATTTTGCAGTGCCCGGCATGTATGTGTGCGTGAAGGAGCCCACGACCGAGGTTCCGGACAAGAATGCTCCGGACAACAAATTTGTGCATGTGCCGATCTGGCCCCTGCCAGATGACGACAGTGATACTGACGATGGGGAGGATGGCCCTCAGAACTATTGGATCCCGATATCGTTTGGGCCGCTCGAGATGCAGGATTGTCAGGAGGGGCAGCCAAAGGATTTTGTGCACAATGCTGCGGAGTTAGTGGACCATAGCAGCGATGACTAACATACGAATAAATCCGATAGAGGAGATCGTCCTGCGCGGCATCGTCAGTGGAATAATTGTCATTCCATTCACCCCAGATGAGCGGGAGTGGTGTTACAAGGAGATCGAGGCGCGACCAGCATGTGGGGGCGAGGACCTGGCGGAGCAGATTTATCGCGGGGGGCCTTATCAGCATTTCAAATCCTCTGAACAAAATGTTCAGAAGTACGCCAATACGACGCTGGTGGACGACTGGGCTTGCCCGGAGGACGACGGGTGGAACGGGGACGGGATTCCTCCTTATCCGAGATTGGCGGGCCCGGACCTGGTCGGGGGCGGCGGAGATTGTCCAGGCGGGACTGCCAACTGCAGGCTTTCGACGGATGACCCTTGCACGGATTCAGAGAAGCCGCTTTGCGGGCCTTGGGTTCCGGGGGACTTTCATACATGCATTTCGCCGCCGCCGCCGGCATCGGGCGTCGTGCGCATCGATAACAATTGTTACTCGATCGTGCCGGGCGAGTATGTTGATTACTCGAAATGCCAGAAGATAGGTTTCAAGGCTGTCCAGGCCGGCAAATGGTGGCAGGGCAGGTTCGGTTGGGTATCGCACGACTTCAATGGGTTTTCGGGAATCGACGATTGGCAGGAGGCGCATTGCTCGTGCGCGGCCGAGACCGAGCAGCCGGCGGCTGATGACACGAAATATTTGCGCCTAGCTGTGACGGCCTTGAAGGAGGTAACGGGCACGGTGGGTACCTTTGAACAGGCAGTGACCCTGGGAAGGTATGATGGGGTTCAAGTATTAGACTCGTGCGAGGCGGGCGGGGACCACGACAATTCGGTCTATGCGCAGGGATTGATCGTGATGGTGAACGGGAGCGGGATCGCGCAGGTGATATCCAAATATTGCGCGCTGCTGGCCATCTATGATGGGGACCCTGCTTATTCGGTTGTGGAGACCGGTTCGGCTCCTGACTTCCACCTGGAGATTTCTCAAGTGTCGGATACGGACAATCCTTTGAGGTTCGTGGCCGATTTGCATATTCCGACTAGCCTGGCTGACACGGCTTCTTATGTTCAAACGACGTGGGGTTATCGGAGTCCATCGGACACCTTTGGGACGCTCGGGACCACGACTTTTAAGATCACAAACACGAATTGGCATTATCGGCTTGAAAATCATGGAGTTGACGGGCCGCTGCCTCCTCCTCCGGAGGAGGGACTACTGACCACTGACCACGGGACCAGTCCGGCCGGATTGCTGCCGCCGGCTGTGCCGCCGAACGGGCAGGAAACGGTCGATGCCACTTTGACGGAGGAATACAAAAGCGCGGATGTTTACGAGGACCAGGTCGCGATGCTCGCCCTTTGGGATTTGAGCGACGATATTCAATATCCATGGCGCACTGACCCGAATGTGACGGTGAATCCTCTGGTGACCCGGAATGAGCATTACACTGCAGGGTTGCCGGCCGTGGGCGTGGCTTGCGATTATGTGGACCCGGCCGGCGCGGATTTCGACGGGACGATCATCGGAGCGCCATTGCCGCCGGGCTATGGGCCGCACTTCGACTGGAGGCACAAGACCTGGCGCGCGTGCCTGGACGGCGGAGGAATTTTGCAATGGTTCATTTACGGCTACGGGGCCCGGCGTGGAGATATCAACCTCGGAGATATCACCGACTCAGTGATGCCGCTCTCGGCAACGCAGTGGACGGATAATTTTACCGCGTCGAACTTGCGGCCGGGCGCCTGGCTTATTTTTAACAACGGATTCTCAATGGCCCAAAAATGGGCTGAGATTCAGGTCCGGAGACCCTCTTATAATTTTGCGCGGCCGTGCGGCGACGATCGGTTCCTCCTGGATGAGCCAGGCGTGAGATGCATCACGGACGTGAGTGGCGATGGCGGCGGGACTTTGTTTGTGGTGACGATCGCGAGCGAGACGAATATCGCAACGAACGATTGGTGCCTGGTGTGCTGGCCAGGCGGGAGCGCGGCAAATGGGCTTTGGAAAGTGAAGCGATTAACGGCTACGACTTACGAGCTGGAGACGAGGGTTGGAGCTGGGCCCAGCGGGGATTGTGGTACGGGGATCTTCGGCAAGCTGCGTTTTCCGCTGGCTCCTCGAGCGTGCACTGGGCCATGGGCTGATTCTGAGCCGAAGGGAGATTTCGTCTATGTGTCGTGGATGAGCAATTATCGTGACTTTGCAGAGAAGGACCGCATGTGTGGGCAGTATGCCGGCCGTGATATGGGCTGCGCCGGCATCGGGCCAGGGATTTGCATGGACGTGGGCGGGAGCTCGATATCGCCGTTGCGCTGGAACCAGTCGCAGCATGGCATGGATCGGGACGTGATCGAGTTCAACGCGGTCCAGAGTTGTCTGCCGTTTATTCCTTGTTGCCCAAGCGTGCTTTGCATTTCGCCGAGCGGAGAGAATTTCACCAACGGCAGGACGTTCGCTTTTCCTGATGCGTTTGGACTGGATGAACGGTATGGAGCGAAATGGCAGGCGGCGTTTGTTCAGCACATGGTCGACCCGCTATGGGAGCCGCCGCACAAGCCTTGCGTGGAGGGCGACACGGATAATCATCCAACGAATTGCGCCTGGTCGGAAGACGACGGCTCCTGCGCTGAGGATAATTGCGCTGAAGAAGGGGACACGGCTGAGGGGACTCTTTATTACGCGCAACGGCCATGGGTGGAGGCGCGATTGACGGTTCCGGATGGAGCGCCGGCGCTGTCGGCCGGGATTAATTTTGGGTCTTTGACCCTCGCTGAGCTGGACGCGGCGATCGCTCCGGATGGGAATGTGTTGCCGCCGCCGCCGGCAGTTGGATTTTCGTATGAGGCTTTTGGGCCGACTCCTCCGCGCGGGATTGATAGTCCATGGGGAATTTATATCCGGGAGCTGGATTGTGTGTGCCAGGGGTTTGTGAGCCGGCATTTTGCAGAGGAGTATGCGGCGAACGGGGTCGAATGTTAAAAAGCTGAAATCATGGAAAACGAA